TGCTGCATCCGGCGCAGCCGCGATGGCCTTTTTAGCGCTCATCTCGACCCGGTTAATCGAAGCTTCTACGGTGCGGTACAACTCATAGGCGGCAATGACTGTAGCAGCAACTTCAGGAAGGGTAGGAGCCGTAACACCTATTTCCTGTGTTAGAATAGGGCAGTGTTCCGATGCGAGAACACCACCGGCTGCGACTACAGCCCGAGCCTCGTCTAACTTCTCGCGATACGACATAGACTTGCCGTTTCCAGGGGTAATGAACTGGAGCCGACGTTGTTCGGCGTCTTCGGAAACACGGGTCGCATACTCAGCGCGAGCAGACTCCACGGGGCGAGGTGCTGCGGTATATTTATGGACAACCTGAGCAGGCCGAATCTCAACAGAAAAGATCTCAGTTTGAATAACTGGGTCGATAACCTCGCGTTCTACTACAATAGGAAGCCAAGTACCGTCCTCCGTAGGAACGGGACGACGCTCGACAACATGGTTGTTTTCAACTTTAGCGTACATTCCTGTCTCCTACTACGCAGACGGGCAGACTTCAATGAGATAGGCTTCGAGAGTGGTCGTGTCGGGTGCTGTCGCGGCGGTAGCAGAAAATTTAATATCTACAGACGACGTAGTGTCAACACTGGCGGTCACAGGGGGAGTGCCAGTAGTGGTAGCGAAAACAGATGTTTCATAAGCATAATAACCGACCTGCGATGACGTACTATTACGGTTGTAAATGTGATGCACGGACTGAAAGCCTCTAATTGCCGTGCTTACACTTACATTCGCAAACTCAGTACCGCCGAAAGATATTCCTACCGATTTAGTGCCCGCGCTACCAGAAAACGACCAGAGTGTAGTGATACGCACAGCACCGTTAGCCCCGAGAAGATTAGCTGGTACCGAAACCGTTACTAAATCCTGGGCTCCAGTCCCACTCGTAGTTACTGGTACTGCGCTTCGGGCTAAAATATACCACGCTTGGAGATTACGCGCTGCTTCAGTGTTAGAAGACGCGCCAGTACCACCGTCTGCTATGGCTAAGTCAGTAATTCCAGAGATCGACCCGCCTGTAATGGCTACGTTGTTTGCAGCCTGAGTAGCAATTGTCCCGAGACCAAGATTTGTCCGTGCATCCGCCGCAGTAGATGCCCCAGTACCGCCATCCGCGATAGGAACATCGGTACCACCGACCCGGAACACGCGGTTACCTTCAACGGCCATATCACCAGCCGAGAGGCGCGTAAGCGTCGTATCTGTGGCTCCAAGTTCTAAACTCGGATAAAGGGGTACCGTGTCAACATCGTTACCAGCACTAACCACATTCCAGCTAGTATCCTGCCGGTTCAATGTGGCGGGGGAAAAAGACCCCCCATTAACATATCCTTCAATCCACACGCGCGAGTAACCGCCTGTCGCAGTAACTCCTAATCCGCCAAGCGATACTCTAGGCATGATAATTTCAGACTGCTCTTCTGCTTGGATCGCAGAATAACAACTAGTGATCTGTACGTCACGCCCAAGAATACGTGTCGCGCCAGTTCCGCGAACGGCGTGGGAAGTGCAATTAGCTATACCAGCGTCATCAATGTCGATCCGAGAATTGTTAGTAATAATCCCAGTGCCACATGCGAGTATAGTATTCTGGGCCATTTCAACCTGAGCAGATGTCCAAGAAACTCCTACGCTATTGCCGATAATGATACAACCGGTCATACGGCCATAACCGCCGTTATCAGAGCTTACGCCATCCCCAGCATGACCGATCAGGCGGCATCCATTATGGTGACAAGATACAGCGTCGTCAACGGCAATGCCATCGGAGCCATTGCACGCTAAGTTTGGAAATTCTGCGTACCAAGTAGAACCTCCGCCAATACCGCGCACGCCATCATCGGAGTTCCCAAAGAGACGCGCGTCCGACCACTCAGCAAAAGCGCCTGGGCCAATTAGCACACCGATACCAGTGTTGCCTGCGATAACAGATCCTTTGAACGACACGCACCCGCCGAAGTTGGCGTTTACACCGCGAGCGCCGCATCCTGTGACCATTGCGTAATCTAATGCGGCGAACGAATTGTTTTGGAGCCAGATGCCATACCCAAAGTCCAGCACAGCGGCGCGAGTACCTAACTTCGCATTGCCAGATAAAAACGGCAACGCCGCTGGATGCGTCGGGTTGCTCTGGTCAGTACCACGAAGATCAACTCCGACCGATGCCGATGAACTCGATGACCCACCTACGATAGCCAGATGATCTATGTCTGCGGTGCCTTGACCTTGAACTACAAGCCCCTTGCCAGTACCAGTGGTGCGCAAAGATGACTTCAGGATATAGACAGACCCAGAGATATTTGTCGCTGCCCCTGCCAGAACAGGAGGTTTAGCTGCGGCAACTCGCGCAGTGTTTGTCCAAGTAACTTGAGAACCAACCTTATTGGTTACCTTCCAAGCGCCTTCGTGTAGCTCTCCAAGAACCATGCAACCGAAAGATTTAGTAGTACAGTTTGGTAACGTACGATCTAACGTAATACAACCAGAACCACTATCGGATGTGATAGCGGTTATCTTAGCTACACCCGTGTCTTGGATGAAGATATAATCGCCGACGTTGTATTCCGTAGTAAACAGCGTAGTGTTACCTGTAACAACTCCGCTAGAAATAGATACTGTTCCTTGGGCGGAACGAGACATATGGTACCAATACTGTAAACCCAGAACATCAGATTGCAATGCCGAAGATAAAGTAAACCCAGACGGGGTTACGGAAGTCGCGCGTCGAACCTGTCCTGCTATAACAACAATATCCCCATCTTGAATGTAGTTATTGACAAGATTTGCTGGCGTTGTCGTACAAGCAGCATCCGTCCAAACGGTAGCTGTAGTACCAACAGTTTTAATATAGGCGCGATTCGCGGTAGACAACTTAAAAAAAGCTAGCCGAAGTTCGCCGCGAGTGGGGTAGTTTTCGTACTCACCGGGTGCTTTAACCCCCGGCTTAACGTCACGGATCATAACGATGTCGTCTATTTCTACATTAGACGCATCAGCTAACGTAGCAGTAACCGAATACGCACCTACGGAACCGGTTACACTATTGATCTGCGTAAACGTAGTTTCGATAGCGGTCGTGCCACGAATCTTAATACGATCCGCATATGGATGGTTGATGATACCAATCGTACCAGTCGTAGAAACATGCCCCGTAACTTGAATAGTTACAGTCGCTCCCTGTGGAATAACCCACCTAGCACAGGCATCTAAAGCAAGCTGGACGGTCGCATATGCGGACGGGACAGCAAGGACTACAGAGTCGCCTTTGGCGAAGAACAGGACTTCTCCAGCGGCTGCATCAGCGGCTGCCTGTGCTGAAGAGAAGTCTTCCGACTTAATTGACGTCACACTGCTGATTAGCGCCGTAAGCGAAGCTTCCGTCTCGTCAATTAGATCTGTGATGTTTTCAGCAGTGACACGAAGTTCTACGCGCACATTCGTAGGGAACGACAACGCAATCGTACCAGCCTGGGATCGGACAATGGTAAACACGTCATCGTAGCGAGCCGTCACCTTGACGATCTCGAAGTTTCCGGTCGTAGACGTGATCGTAGCGTAGAAGTAGTCCCCGGTTCCCAAAGTAGGGAAAAGCGCCCCGGTCCCCGCTGCTACCGTCATAGACGTATCGCCAGTAGCAAGGGCGGCTGCGAGGGTAGTTGAAGCGTTGTTCTTGAGCTTAATCGTCATCTACATCCCTCATGCAAAACGCGGTGCGCGGGCGGTCATAACCCCGCGAAAATTCGATAGGTTAGCGCGGGCGCGACGTTCCGTCGTAACGAACAGTGCTTGCTTACCGTGATACGAAGCTAGTTCTCTATCGCCCCATGCGACGTTAGGCATAACAAGAAGCCGCTGAAGAGCCGCATGGACAATCGCATCTTCAAGCTCATACGATACGGCTTCATCCATGCCGGTCGCGTCGCGGCGCGGTTTAAGAGCGTAGAACATCCGCAGCGTGTAAGTCTTGTCCGCGTCTGGAAGTGGCAAGACGATATACTTATCTGGGGTTATCTGGCAGATAGCACGCGGCTCAGAGCCTTCCGCGACGATAGACGAAGGCAAAGAATAAGTCGAGGCGGGGTTGAATACGTCTTCGGAGAACTCATGTGTATTGAACGGCGTAGGAGGCGTCAAGCTCCACACAACGGACGGATCTTCTCCGCTATACAAGTTTGCCCATGCCGGGTAAGCCTCAAGCGCTTGCTCAAGGGTCAACCGCTGCAAAGGCATATCATTCATCAAGGCATCAAAGACGACGTGAACGTCTGCCGCAACAGGTTTGTTGAACGCATACTCATGAACGCCAGGGAGCAAATTGTATTTAGGCTCTACATGGCGCCACAATAAGGTTCGTTCGCAAACAATAATGGCCGCCTCGCGGAGTGCCTGTAGCATAACAGGCTGGGGGCAGCCGGGGGCGCTAGGCGCCACTCTAGGAAAAAGCGCAGAGAAGGCCCGTGTAGCCATTAGATGACCTCCCCACCTACAACATCGCTCCTAGACTGAGGGCGACGTGGCTTCATACCAGCTTGCTTAGTGTCGGTAAGCTGCCGGTTCTGGATTGTAGCAACAAGCTGATCCGCAAAAGATTTCTGGAACAACGCAGCCCGCCCGTTCGTGACGTATTCACTATCTATTGACTCGGCTAACCATACCGTACCGTCAACCACAAGGGGGAGATACGCATCGGAAAGCTCGGTAATTGTCTGGGCTATAGTGTACGTAACAGGAGATTTCGCGTACTCGACAAGTAATTGAACGCCACTCGTAGGTTTCGGGTACAGGAAGTATTGCTCTGGGTTCTTGACATGGCGCATAAAGTTGACCGGAGTACCAGCGGTCTCAGCCATCCAACCCGGAAGGGTGCGACTTAATGTCTCACGGTCAACTTCTGTAACTGCGTCCCCATTTACAACCTGAAAAATATCTATGAGGCGAATCGCATCGGAAGGTAACGTCTGAATTGGGGTGTTAGCTGTGGTGCTAACAGTAGTGATTGTGCCGAACAAGTCTGGGCGAAACAACGCTACGCGCTTAAGAACTTGATTAACATAACCCAAAAGATCCGTATCGCTATAACGATACGGAGCCAAAGTGTCTTGGATCAGTTTTCGTACTTCAACGATAACATCCGCAGGTGTCACTTCGGCAGTCCCCTAGACGCATCCGCATCAAGTTCCGGATTGTTGTATGTAGGCTCAGTCTCCATATCATCTCCGGCAAGGGTTAGCAACTTCTTTTTGCTTGACTTTACCCGAGCAATGCGCTTGCGGACTTCCGGCGTTTCAAAGCGTTCTGGGAATGCTACTTCCTCACTCACCTCTTCAAGCTTGGGGTGCTTAGCAAGGATTTGGTCCCAGCCATAAATAGTCCCGTCGATCTTGTGACGAAGCCAACGTGCCATTACTTCATACCTTTCAGGGTCTTCGCGAGCCGAGCACGCTGGCCCATTTTACCCGGTTTCTTAGCTGCGGCTTCGAGCGCCTTGGCAGGGATTGTCTCGCCCTTCTTTACGCCCATAGACGCACGAAGAGCCCCAGGCTTCTTAATAGCTTCCTGAATCCACTTCTTAGCCATCACTTGTTCTTTCGCGCTGCTTGCATATTGTCAACAAGATTAGGATAAGACCGCCCGGCTTTCTTTGCCGCCGCTTTTGCAGACGCCTTCTGCGAGGGGGATAGCTTCTTAGACGCACCTAAGCCCTTCGGGCGGGGTTTATCCCAGACGGCTTTCGCCATTACTTCATGCCTTTCTTCTTGCCCTTCATGGCCTTCATAGCTTTTATCTCGGCCATCTCCTCGCGCATGCCACCGCGATACTTGCCGCCCTTCATCTCGGCTTTCTCTTCCTTGGCGCCGTGCATCATCTTGGACTTCTTAGCCTTCATCATATCACTTCTTCCTTGCTTTGCCTGCTTCACTCAACGCAATTGCAATCGCCTGTTTACGCGACTTGACGAGAGGTGCTTTCTTCGGCCCCTTCGGGTCACGGCCAGCGTGGAGCGTGCCGCGCTTAAATTCGCCCATCACAGTAGCCACTTTATCTTTCTTAGGGGATTTCATGTTGTATTACCACTTAACCTTATCGGCCCAGTAGGCGGCGCTCATCTTACCCTTAGAGATATTCTTTGCGTGCCGTGCTTTAAACGACTCTCTACGGTTACGGTACGATTCGGACTCGCCAGTTTTCTTTGGGCTGCCGCTCACACCCTGCTGGCCGAACCGAATAGTTTTCACCTGATCGCCAGATTTAGCGACAACAACATGAGACTTAGTTGGGTGGCTAGGTGTACGCTTTGGTTGATTGTACCCAGCCACACCGGCCCGCTCAAGACGAGGATCTTTCTTCATGCCGCTACCGCTTTGATCACTGCGAAATTAAGAACAAGGGCTTCAGACAAGTCAGACCCTGATAACAAGTTGCGCAGGGAAATATTACAAGATCCTGCTGCGACAACTTCTACTGTAAGTGTATAAGCACCAGGGGTTGCCCCGGAAGCTATGTTGACAACGACAACATCCGTAGCGGCGATGAAGCTATTTGTAAGTGTGAAAATGGCCGATGACGATCTGTTCAGCGTTGCGTTATTCATAGTGATCTGGCCGCACACTTTATTGAGCGTGACACCAGTACTCTTACTTGTTAGCTGCGTTACTGCTCCGCCTACTCCCGTAGCGTACCCGGCTTTGGCAAGGTGCTGAACCTCTCCGGTACCGTCTGGGTCGAGAACGATATTTCCGTTTGTGTTCGTACTCGTGAGGGAGTTACCGTTTAGCCTAAGATTACCACCGTTAACAGTCGTCGTGCCAGTAAGGGTAACAGACGACACGAGTGTGAGGCCAGAGAATGACCCAGAAAACGTGACGCCAGAGATAGAACCTCCGGTCACAGCGATGTTGTCGGCGTTCTGAGTCGCCAAAGTGCCGAGGCCAAGATTAGTGCGGGCACCGGCTGCTGTAGAAGCGCCAGTTCCGCCATCGGCTACCGTTAGGTCTGTTATTCCGGTTATTTCGCCGCCAGAGATAGTGATATTAGAAAACTGAACAGACCCAGTAATAGGTGTAATAGTGTTTCCCTGAAAGCGGATGTTCCCTACCGCCAGGGAGTTTGTACTAATTTTAATAGAAGTAGACGACCCTGTGCCGGAATAAATAGTACGCTCCGTCGCATCCACACCGCCGTCAACATGCAGCAGTTGCGAATACGATGCGTTGATCTTGCTGCCAGTGAGGTTTGCGACCATGCTAATTCTCCAAAGGAGTAGGGGCCGAAGCCCCTACTATTAAGACACCGTAGCAGAGAACGGCGTGGCTTCCGTGCCGTTTCCGACGACAGTACCCGTAACAGAATACTTACCAGAAGCAACGTCTACAATCGTAATGAGACCGCCGACCAGACCGCCAGTCGTGCCGCCGTTCATCGTGATCGTGTCAGAAGCCGCGACCGTAGCAAACAGCGCCGCCGAACCATCAGCCTGATCCGTGACAACAAGAGCGCCAGCCATCACGTCAGTTGCGTTAGCAACCTTGATGATGTCGTTATTGCTCGTCACAGATGTCTTCACAGCGAAACGGAACGTAGCTCCAGAACCAGTAGCCGCAGGCAACGTCGCCGTAACACCAGCAGCGCGGTCGAGAAGGATAATCTTACCATCATGCGCCGCTGCTGTAACGCTCAACGTAGCAGCCGTAGCTGCGACCAAGCGTGCCGACGAGTCGGCAACAGCGTTAATCTCAGCCGCCGTAGCGGTCAGAGCCGTCCCACCAATCGTAAGGCTATCCACTTCAGCGTTAATCGCGATAATACGCGAATACGCCGTACCCTTGTATCGAGACATGCGAACCTCCTATATGGAAGTAGGGGCCGAAGCCCCTACTGTTAGTCGCAGTCAGCGACCAGAGCCCAAACGCGAACCACTGCACCGGTCGGCAGAGCCGTCTTCAGCAGCAGATCCAGCGTCTCAGCGCTAGAGAAGTACACCGGAGCCGCGAGGCCATTCGACTCGGCACCCGTAGCATCAGCGGCAAGATCGCTAACCAGCGAGGCCGTTGCACCCGTGTAACCGAAGTCGAGGACCGGCGAGCTAACCGACGAGGAAGCCACCGTCACCTCAGCACCGCCGCCAAGGAGCAGCGAGTTAGCGCCAAGGTCGATAACCGCAAGGCTATCGCCAGCAACCAGAGCCGTATCACCAGCGGCGGCGCGAGCGGCGACCACCTTGTCATAGTCAACCGTCACCTGCATATACTTCACGCGGGCGTGGCTGTGCGCCGGATAGTCAAAGCCAGACTTCTCAGTATAGATCGTCATAGATCAGCCCTCACTTAGGAGAAGGAAACGACGGACTCAAGCAGCGCTTCAGGCTTCACGACCTTGTAGCCGTACACCTGGAGGCCACGGATGATGTTACCGAAGGTAACTTCCGAGCGAAGCGACTCCATCTCGGTCATCTGCGAAGCGAACGTGAAGCCCATCTTATGACCG